ATCTGGTATATATCTCATAGCAATTATAATAATTAAACTCATTAATATATATTTTATTAATTTTTGCATATGAGATAAATGGCATTGTCTAATATACGACATATTATAATAAGTTAGAAAATTATGTTTAAAAAATGTTATATTATATTTTTTTCTTTATTATTTTAATGAATTTAATCTTAAAACAATTTTGTATTATTATAGGTGTATTTAGTATTACACTATGGGTTCAGGATATGGATGATAAAAAATATAACAAAAAAAGACCTGATGTTTATGATAAATACAAGTTCCCACTTTTAATAAGTGCTATAATTGGATTACTTATTAATATTCCTGAAATAATTATGAAAAATAATACTAATAATAAAATACCTGAATCATTTATTAATAGTATTCGACCTAATGCACAAATGTCAACACCTTCAGGACGTGGCATTGAAGAATCGCCTTTTACAAAACAGAGACTACAAAATGACATTCCGGATACCTTTGATGGTGTAGTTAAACCAACAGATCTTGGAAACGGAAATAATATAAAATTTGACAAATTGGTAGGTGGACGACAAATATATACCGGATTACCTGATTTTTAATTTTGTTTGTTGTGTAACAAAATTACCTGATTTTTAATTTTGTTTGTTGTGTAACAAAATTACCTGATTTTTAATTTTGTTTGTTGTGTAACAAAGATTATAAATATAAAAATATATTATAAAAATATATTAGTAATAATAATATGACAGTTAAAGAAGTTAGTTTTGGTGCAACTAGATTACCCATAAAACAATTTAAAATTAATGAAATGGTTGATCACTGCACGATTGCAATGATTGCCAAACGCGCTACAGGAAAGTCATTTTTAACTCGCGAAATTATGTTTCAAAAAAGAAATAGTATAGCAGCTGCAATTGCTATTAGTAGAACTGAAACACTAAACTCATTTTATTCTGAATTCATACCCGATAGTTATATCTATCCAGAATATAATAGTGATATTTTATCACGTATATATGAAAGACAAGCACTTATTAATGAAGATAATAAAGAAAGAATTAAAAATGATAAAAAACCAAAAGATGATTCTTTAATGTTAATTATGGATGATTGTATGAGTTCAAAAGGCACATGGCTAAAAGATCCTAATATATTAGAATTGTTTTTTAATGGTCGTCATCATCATTTATCATTTATATTAACCATGCAATATTCTGTTGGCATCCCTCCTGAAATGAGATCTAATTTTGATTATGTATTCTTATTAGCAGAAGATACAATATCTAATCGTAAAAGATTATATGATCACTATGCAGGTATGTTTCCTTCATTTGATATTTTTCAACAAGTATTTACAGATATCACCGATAATTATGGCATCATGGTTATTGATAATAGAGTACACTCAAAAAATTTAACAGATAAAGTATTTTGGTATAAAGCTAAAAAAGTCCCAACCTTTAAAATTGGATGTAATAAATTCCATAGATTCCATAAAAAAGCATATGATGATGAATGGAATAAAAAATTAGAAGTATTTAATCCAATCGATCTTATTAATAAAAATAGAAGTGCTATTCGTATAAAAGTTGATAAAATTAGAAATAAATAATTATTATTTTGATAAAATTAAAAATTATTTATTTAGATGAAATAAATTACTCTGTAGTCTTTACAGTCTCTGCTAATGGTGAAAATGATTTAATTTGATTACTTAAATTAGTAATTTGTTCATCTAACTCCTCCTTACGGTCTTCCATTGTTTTAATCTGTTCTGCAATTGCTTTCATACTCTGTTCAATAGATAATACCTCGTTTTTATCATCTTGTATTTGAGCCTTATCCAAATTCTTTTCCAAATCTGCTAATGACTCTTTCCTAGATTGTAAATTATCTAAAATTGTTGTTCGGACCATTTCTTGTTTGCGTTGTTCGTGATAAATCTTAGCTTTCTCCTGATTTTCCATATACGTCTTCATCATATTATTTAATTCTTCATTAGCATACTGGGAATCCTTAACTGCCTCCGAATCTGGATTTGGATCAAATGGTAGCCATTTACCCATTTCACCAACAAATACATTAAAATAAGGATCAATTGATTGAACAGTCTTTGCATGTTCACATGCTGCTTCATATGTTTCAAATGCACCCCTAATCTTAATACCTGATAATGATGTTTTATTTTCCTTAGTTGCACTATCCTCATCACCATCTCTAGGCTTATTTGTTAGGAAACTCATACAAATGTATTTTTGTCCTGCTGGTAAAAATGCATCTTCTGTTAAATAATCTGCTTTTGACATTATTATTATTTTATCAAAACAATTTTTCTTTATATCAATTTATTTAATTGTTTTTCACATAAATTTTATCTGTAATATCTTTCTCATCAAAATCATTATATCCAAATCCTATTGATGGATTTGAAAACATTTTATTATATACTTTACTTGGTTTAATATCATATATTGTATCTTCATCAATAGGTTTTTTATTACGATTTTGTCGTTGTAATAATATTTCATTAGCAGTTAGATAATTATTTGATGTTGCTTTAGTTAAATATATACTCATAAATATAATACCAGTAAATAATAGTATTATGGAAATATTATTTATAATATATATCATTAATTAAATTAAATTAGGTTTTATTTTTTTTATTATTTAAATGAACTAATATATTCCCATTTTAGATATTTACATATTTTTTCCCATATTTGATCATTTTCCATTATTTTATCTGGATCTTTATGTAATGGAAAACATTCATATAAATGATCTAGTTCTAATAATTCACAAAATTTATGAAGCACATATGAATAGGATAAAAAGTTTTTCCTTTTGGATGATTTAAACATTTCCCATGGTTCTTGTGTTTTATAAAACATTGATATAAATAATTTTTCCATATCACGTGTAATTTTAGGTGGTGGTAAATTATTTAATTTATTTATAATATAAGTAACATGTTCATAAAAATTATTATAATTTAATTTTTTTAATATTATTTTCATTTTCTTTTTATTTAAAACAGATAAATCGGTAATTCTATTTTTATTTAATTCCTTAACAATGTCCATAAATAATTGTTCTGGTATATCAGGACTTTGTTTTGCTTGAAATTGATTAAGCCATTCTCTAAAATGATTCAATCGTTTATAAGGACTATAATCTTTAATCTGTCTATCTTCATCTAATATAATCATCTCACTATCTCCGCAACAAGGACATATATAAGCACTTTCTGACATATCTAAAATTTTCTCTATATTACATTCATTACAATATTTTATTCTATTTGATCCATTATCTTTTACTACTCTAATACCTTCTATTCTTTGACAATATTTCTCAAATAAATTTGCTTTATTTATTAATTTTGGTTCATTACTAATTATTTGTTTATCTTTTTTATTACATAAGAATTCTAATATATTTTTTGTTTCCTTTACAACAGGTTCTATTTTATCTCTCATTTCATAGTAATCAGAAATTAAATCACCTGCATTATCATAATAATCCATTTCATCTATATTTATTTCATTATACTTTGATTCCAATATATTTTTTTCATGAACTAATGATGCCCTACTTTTAATATCATTATAAGTGATATTTGATGTTCCAACATTACCATCATTAATAGTATAAGTCCCTCGTTTATCATCAATGGCTTTAATTTCTGCATTAATATTATTTATTTGTTCAAATAGTTTTTCTTTTTCATATTTATTATTATTAAAATATTTAACCATTTGTCGATGCTTATTATCTAATGTATTTGTTTCTTTTATAGAAATCTGTTTATTTTTTTTATATTTTGACAAACTATCATGTCCTTTTATGTCTAACATTTCCTATACTATATGTTAAAAATAATTAAAAAGACTTTAAATACAAATATTTTTTTATTATATTATGATTAATTTATAATATTTTTTTAATTTATAATATAAAAATGTTATAAAATATTTTATAAGAAACTTAATTTTAATACAAAATTCGTATTTATTCAATAATTTTTTTAAAAATTTTCTAATTATATATATATATATAAATGGGTGGTGGTTTAATGCAATTAGTCGCATATGGTGCACAAGATGTTTATTTATCTGGTAACCCACAAATTACATTTTTTAAAGTAGTATATAGACGTCATACAAATTTTTCAGTTGAACCAATTCAACAAACATGGAATGGTGCAGGTGATTTTGGTCGCACGGTAACATGCAACATTAACCGTAATGGTGATTTAATTACTAATATGTATGTGGTTGTTAAATTACCATTTGTTGCTAAACCAGCTCTGGCTTCAGCACCTGTATGGGGTTATGTTAATAGATTAGGACATGCTATAATTGATAGTGTTAAAATTGAGATTGGTGGCTCTAAAATTGATGAACAATATGGTGATTGGCTTAATATATGGTATGAACTGACTCATAAACCAGGACAAGAAAGAGGATATGCTAAAATGATTGGTGATATTCCTGAATTAACTAATATTACATTATTAGAAAAACCAGCATATACATTATATATTCCTCTTCAGTTTTGGTTTAACCGTAATAATGGTCTAGCACTGCCATTAATTGCATTACAATATCATGATGTGCGTGTCACATTATCATTCCGTTCATTTAATGATTGTATTAATTATACACAAGATACAGCTCCTGCAAATATTCCAATGGTTGATTCTTATCTTCTTATTGATTATATATATTTAGATTCTGAAGAGCGTAAACGTTTTGCGCAAGCATCTCATGAATATTTAATTGAACAGCTTCAATTTACTGGTTCAGAATCATGGAGTGCAACTAATACTAAATTACTATTAAATTTTAATCATCCATCTAAATATTTAGTATGGGCACCGCATTTGTCTATATATAACAAACGTAATAAATGGTTATCTTATTCTACTACCAATTCAAATAATATTACCAACTTTATTTCAAACACTAATATGTGGAATATCGCAAGAGATCGATTTGCTATAATATTATCGGCTATATTTGCAAATGGATTTAACTGTACAAACGTGGGGGCAGCAAATGAAGAGATTAGAGTAAGTGTTGCTGCAAGTATAAGTAATACATTATCAGTAACTGGTACACCGGGTAATTGGGTTGTAACAGGTTTAGCTAAGTTTGCAGCAGCCGCATCTTTACCTAAAATAATTACTAATCTATTAGATAAAATTGAGATTCAATTTATAACATCAAAATATGTTGATACAGGCGGAGGTGGTGTAACTGATAGAGTAGCATCTGTTGGTAATAATACAAGTATATTTTTTAATTGTATAATTATTAAGAATGAACTTACAATGGAAGATTTGACGCATACTATTGATGAACTTATAACATACCTTCCCACAGCAGCTGTAACAAATAACGCAATTCCTTTATTAAAAATATGGACATATAATATAATAAATTATCATAATTATGGTTTATATATAGACAGTAGTACAAATCCATGTGCCAAAGCTAAGCTTCAATTAAATGGTCATGACCGATTCCAAGAACGTGATGGAAATTATTTCAACTATGTTCAACCTGCACAACATTTTACTACAACTCCTGCAGATGGAATTAATGTGTATTCATTTGCACTAAAAGCAGAAGATCATCAACCTACAGGAACATGCAACTTTTCACGAATAGATAATGCTACTCTAAATGTGACTAGTGATAAATCAATACCATCCGGTTCTATCTTAAATATTTATACTCAGAACTACAATGTTCTCCGAGTAATGAGTGGTATGGCTGGCACTGCATACAGCAATTAAAAATATAAAAATATATAATTTATAAAAATATATAAAAATATATAATTTTTTCATAATTTATAAAAATATATAAAAAAATAAATTTTAAAAAGTTCATTTAAACTTTAAAATAGTATTTATTTAATAAAATTATATATATATAATTTTCTAATTATATATATATATATAAATGGGTGGTGGCTTAATGCAACTCGTCGCTTATGGCGCACAAGATGTTTATCTTTCTGGCAATCCGCAGATTACCTTTTTTAAGGTTGTTTACCGTCGCCATACTAACTTCTCAGTAGAGCCCGTTCAGCAGACCTGGAACGGTGCTGCCGATTTCAACCGCACTGTGACCTGTAACATTAACCGTAATGGTGATTTAATCACTAACATGTATGTTGTTGTTAAACTACCGGTTCGTGCGGCTGGTGCATCTGCTGCGTGGGGTTTCGTTAACCGTTTAGGACATGCTTTAATTAGCAATGTTAAGATCGAGATTGGTGGTTCCAAGATTGATGAACAATATGGTGACTGGCTTAATATTTGGTATGAGCTAACCCACAAGGCTGGTCAAGAGACAGGATATGCTAAAATGATCGGCAATGTCCCTGCTTTAACCAATCTTACTGTTGCGGAAGTCCCCGCTTACCAGTTATATATTCCTCTTCAGTTCTGGTTTAACCGCAATAATGGTCTTGCTTTACCATTAATTGCTCTGCAATACCATGATGTGCGTGTAACCCTTACATTCCGTGATTTCTATGATGTGATTAATTATGAAGGAACTACCGCACCCACAGCCAAACTCGCCATGGCTGATTCTTACCTGTTAATTGATTATGTATATTTAGATTCGGAGGAGCGCAAGCGATTCGCCCAGGCTTCGCACGAGTATTTAATTGAACAGGTTCAGTTTACTGGCTCGGAGACACTAGGTGTATCAAATAACAAACTCCGATTAAATTTTAATCATCCGTCGAAATATTTAATATGGGCTCCCCATATCTCAACCTTTAACACTCGTAATCAGTGGGTATCGTATGCAACTGACGGTGATTGGGAGGCAGCTCGTAACCGTTTTGCTAAAATCATTGCTTGGATTTCTGCACCAATACTAGCTGGTAATATAACAATAACTGCCGGTCTTACAGCAATAGTTGGAGGCGTATATACTCTACCAGTTGAGTTAACCGGAGTAACCGCAGGAACTGGATTAAAAGCATTAAGGGATAAAGTTGAAGCACGGTATATTGCTACAGGTAATGGTGCAACACCATCTGTTGGCGCGAGTATTACAGATATACTTAATAATATTATTATTACTAAAAATACTTTAACATTAGCAGATATGTCTATTACTGTTACTGCTTTAAAAGCGTTAGTAGATTCTATTACAGGTGCAGCCGCACATGTTACTTCTGCAAAATTATTCTTAGATACATATACCCAGAATGTTATCAATTACCATAATTATGGCATGAATCTTGATGGGTCTGTTAACCCATGTGTTAGTGCCAAGCTCCAGTTAAATGGTCATGACCGATTCCAGGAGCGTGATGGCAGCTACTTCAACTATGTCCAGCCAGCTCAGCATTTCAGCAATACTCCTGCTGATGGCATTAATGTATATTCGTTTGCTCTCAAAGCAGAGGATCATCAGCCAACTGGCTCATGCAACTTTTCACGCATTGATAATGCCACCCTTAATGTAAATACTTCTGCCAGTGTTCCCAATAGCTCAATTGTCAATGTATATGTTCAGAACTACAATGTTCTCCGTGTAATGAGTGGTATGGCTGGCACTGCTTACAGCAATTAAATTACTAATTTTATAAAAATATAAATATATAAATATAAAATATATAAAAATATAAAATATATAAAAATATAAAATTATAAAATTTGTTCATAATTTATAAAAATATATAAATTTTTCATAATTTATAAAAATATATAAAAAAATAATTTTTGAAAAGTTAATTTAAACTACAAAATAGTATTTATTTAATAAATTTATTAAATAAAATTATTTAATAATTTTCTAATTATATATATATATATAAATGGGTGGTGGCTTAATGCAACTCGTCGCTTATGGCGCACAAGATGTTTATCTTTCTGGCAATCCGCAAATTACCTTTTTTAAGGTTGTTTACCGTCGCCATACTA